TTGTAACCAACTTTTAAATGGCCGTTATCTTGTTTTAAAGATATAAAAGCACCAACTTGGCCTGGCTTTTTTTCATCAAGTCTATCTAGATAAGTATCAGTTAATAAATCAAATGCTCTGGCATTGCCTACGCTGTGATGCCTCCATAATACAGATTCCTCAGTGTCTTTTATATAGCAATCCATGGAGAATGCACCAGTCCAATATTGCTCATCAATATTATCTGGTTTTGGGCCTCTTACTCCAGGCCGTTCATCCCATTGATACATATAATTGGTTTCAGCTGTATAAATACCCCAGCCAGTTTTAACGCTGTCAACATCAACAACCAATTTATCAAATTCCACAATATTTTCTTTGCCTAAATAAAAACACCTTGGCCCATGTTTGTAATTTAAAAAATTACTCATACCGCCACCATCGCTTAATAATCCCATCGTCTACTCCTACTAATGCAAAGTTCTTTTGCTGTTTAATTTTGATAACCATTTCTGGTAATCGCTTTTGCTTTTTTCTAAATTGATTAATGACAATTTATAAAAGGCTAAAATTTGTTCTTTATGTTTTTCCTCAAATTCAAATAAATCTAATTCAATATCTGCTTGCATAAGAGTTTCTCTATACTCTGCCCAGCGGCCAAAAAGATATTCCTCAAACTCATCTTCAAATAATATTTTCAAGTTTGGCCTCAGCTATCTGGAGAAAATGTTTAAAGCTGGTTATGCAAATCCTTTGTGGATCCATGGCCTCTTTTAATTCTGGATTTAAATATGCCAATGGAATCACTGCTTTAATTTCTTGCCTGTCATACTTATAAATAAGAATGGGAACATATTTATCGCCAGCTGCATCCATTGCTTGCCGCCACCATTTATCAATGGGCCAATTTTCTTTGCGTTCTTTATATCGCTTGCACTCAATGGCAAAGTTTTCAAAATACATATCTGCCAGGCCTTTGGTTTGATATTGATCCAGGTTTCTTTTTACAGATCTTTCCTGGCCCCTGGCCTCAAGCAAATCATTTAAGAATTTACAGATATGGCGTTCAAAGGCAGCTCCTTTGTTTCTTGAATTAACCATTGTTTAATTCTCCAGCCATGCACTTACGCCATTGGATTAAATTTACCTGCTTGGGATAGGCCTTAAATAACTTAGATCTGCAATTTTTGTATTGCAGGTTTAATTCATAAGATCCAGTGGATATTGGAGCCTTGACTACATTGCTAAATAAAATTAAAGCCATTAATGTTTTAAACATTTTTTATATCCATAAGTTTTTTAAACAATATTGCACATTTATCAGATCCATTATTTTTATCTGGATGCATTTTTTGTATAAGTAATTTGAGTTCTTGCTTTGTAAATTCAGTTGGCATTTCTTGCAACTTCTGTAATTGCAATTCTTGATCTTGAACTATAATTTGCAGCCTGTTAATTTCTATTATTAGATCTGCAAGATCTGGTTCCTCAAAGATTTTTATGTTTGCGGTTCCGCTAAACCCATTATTGCCACTGGCTGTATGAAATTTAAAAACAGACATTTTTAATTGCTTTCCTGGATAACAACATCTTTTTTTCGTTTGTCTAAATGAGTTTGCACAATCTTTCCGCATGGATAGGTTAAAAACCATACGCCTTCTGGATCTGAAAAATTTCTGCCTATGCTTGGGCCGTTGTTTATTTTTTTGCTGTTAAGCAACGCTCTGGCCTCGTCTACTATGTTTTTATATTGAGTCATTAGATTGCATCCAGATCTAATTCTACATCGAGTATGACACTTCCGCTTTTTGTTGGGTTTGAATCAATTGCATAAATACATACCTTCAAACAATACTCAACAATATTCTGCATAGGTACTTCCCTATCCAGGCTAACTTGTTTTATCTTTTTTCTAAGCTCTGGCGATACTCGCAAATTGACTTTGCCGCCTTGTTCTTCGTAATTTTCAAAATCATTCATTTTCTAACTCTCCGTGTATTAATATAGTTGCTTTTAATTATATATAAAAGGGCTATCCAGTTTTTATATCATATAATGAAAACTGGGCCGCCCATAACTCTCCTTGTTTACTCCCTTGGCGTGGCCCTTCGTTTAACCCTAACTGTTTTCGCTCTGTAAGTTCCACCAGGGCTTGCTGGCACTATTTTTCTTGGCGTAGGCTTCCTGGTAGATGTTGGCAAAGATAGCTCATACTCACCTACCTGGCCTTTTACATGATTGCCTAGCTCAACCATCAATTGTAAATTTAGATCTGCCACAACTACGGCTGCATTTTTTTCAATTTGTTTTGCGGCCAATAAATCTTCAATAATGGTTACAGCTGATTTATCCAAATCTTTAATACATTCTTTGTCCTGGAGATCTCTATAAATTAAATGTGTATCAGTGGCCACTTTTGCTGGCCAATAATCTTCCTCCTGGATCCTGCGTTCAAAGTCATTAATCTTTTCAGCCAGGATGTTTGCAAATGTTGGATCTCTTTTAAATACATAGCAACGAAAATCTGTTGATTGATATAAAACACTGACAACACCCCAATCACAATTCATCACTTCCATCTGGCCTTGCATTTGTATATAGCCACGCCAGTCCTCAAGCTCTTTAGCAGGATAATCCCTGGTAACTTTGTTCTCAATAACTCCTGGGCCGTTGAGCAGTACCTTGGAAGCTCCAGGAGTGTATATACCCCACTCTGGATCATCTTGTATAACCAAGTTGTCTGCCACGGCCCTTGCATCAAGTGAGGCTTGCAAAGGCAAAGTTGAATGATTAAATCTTTGTTTAACATCAACCTCTAGCTGTTGAAGTCTGAGCAATTCTGCTGCCCTTAATATGCATGGTTCTTCTAAAACATTTCCCATCTCTGTAATTCTGTTACCTGGCGTTCTAACATTCTCGCCCTTCCTGGCCCTTATGCAATTGTCCAGGGTAGTTACATCTTTATTAAAGATCCTTGGAAGCAAGCTACATGATGCATAGCCATCGTCTGTTATTTTTCCTACTGTTCCCATTTGCTATCTCTCCATTAAATAATTAACTTCATCTAAACTATCTCTCAGCTCAATTGGCTGCTGTTGATTAATAAGGTGTAATAAGGTTTGGCCGCAATCATTTGTTACGGCTAAGATTTGATGTCTGTTAAACAAAACTTTTCTGGGCTTGCCCAGGACATTTAAAGAAATATTTTTTACAGGTTTTTTTAATTGTTGATACATATATTTATTTGTTAAGGAAATACAAAATGACAAAAACTGGAAAAAGCCCAGCTGCTAATTGCAGCTGAACCAATGTCCAATCAATGCTACTTAACATCTCGCTGGTTGTAATTTAATCTCATTGACAATGGGATATGCCTCCAGATCCTAAGCCTTCTTCTGTGGGCCATATACAGATCTAATATGTATTTAGCAGGTATAAGTAAAATTACAATTATTAATAAATTAAGCATTATTTTCTCCTTTTCTAAGTTGTAGCCAGGCATCAATACCAAGTGCATAAACCTCTGGGCTTACTCTTGCATCATTAAAATAATGTGCATAACCACTTTCAATAATATTGTCTGTTACCTGTTTGGCAGAACCAACATCGCTGGCCAGAAGTTCCTGGATCATTAAATCAATTAATAAATTTAAGTCTTTCCTGCTAATTAATTTTTTATCTATTTTGTTGTTATAGATATTTCCAAGATGGCTTCGTTGCGAATCATCTAGTTCAATTGATATATTAGTTTTCATTATGATTTTCTCCCATAAAACTCATCGCCACTAACCTTGGCTTTATCAAGCCTGGCCATTAAATTTTTTGTAGTTTTATTTTCTGTCCAGGTCTTTTTAAATTCTGGGTTGTGTTCCATAACATTGGTTACAAGCATATTTATTAGCCTCACCTCAGTTGGATTTAGATGCACATTTATTTTGTTGCTCATTATGCTGCTCCTTTTAGATTTCTTTCTTTTATAACATCCCAGGATGCGGCAATATCTTCTTTTATGCCTTCTAAAAGAATAGCGTGTGATATTTTGCTACATCTTCTGCTGCAATTTTTTACAATTTCTTTTGCATAATAATTATTATATTTTGTAGAGAAATATGCCCAACTGTTAATCTTGCTGCTATCTTCATTGCATATAAAATTTTCTGTAAGTGGCAGTTTGCTTAATAGTCCATTTGGATTATATGAATGAAAAACACTTGCATTTTTTATGCTCATGCCTTCATCTGAAGTTGCAGTTTCAGTTAAATATTCCCAGCTGTTATTTGTATTTCTTTTCATGTTATTTTTCTCCCTGGGTTGCCCCTTATTTATTAACATAAGTTATTGTAACAGTATATTTATATATTTATCTTAAATAGTTAGTTATTTTGAATATAAATATTACGAGTTATAACCAGGATCTCAGCTGCAAAATGCACATTTATCGTAATATGGAAGCCCCCAGGCCTCGTTTAAGCGATTCTTTTGCCCTGGCCTATGCCATAGCATTAACGAGATTACGGCTTTTCTGGTAGATCTAATAAATTATCAATTACTGGTATTTGTGTTAAAGATCCCAAAGTTTCCTGGAGTGAGTCATATTCCATGTTGTCGATGATGGCTGTTTTTTGGTATACAAAATACCTCTGGCCGCTTGAGTTTGGTACAAAGAGGATTCGCTTTTCTGGAAAGAAAACAAAAGCGTAAATGTCGCAATGATAATTACGATGGGCCTCAGATTTAGATCTATGAGTTTCATTTGGAAAAGTGTATTTGCCCTCTTTGGATCTGTTCCTGGATTTAACTTGTACTTTGTATAAAGCATTACCAAATTCAACGATAAGATCTGCTGGATGTGATTCGCAGGTTTCATAGCACCAGTCTGAATATTCCAGAAGGCAGGATTTAACTAATGCTTCCCCCAGGGATCCTAATCTTTTGGCGTTGTTGTTTTGTTCAATTGATTTTGACATTTGGCCAATTCCTCAGAATTAAAAATTGCTCGTCTGCCAACCTGTTTTGCATACTTTGAATCTAATAATTCAATAGCAGCTCTCTCCCATTCTCCCAGCTTACAAAAGGCCAGAGTTTTCCGAAATGATAATAGTGTGTGGATCCCAAGATTAAAGCAGAGATCTATAAAAACATATTGAGCGTTTAGCGGCCAGGATCTCCATTCAATTAAATGCTTATCAAGATCCTTAAAACAACTTTGTATGTCATTGTTTAATAAATACATGGCCTCATCTTCTGTTATGCCTCTGGTATCCAAGTTGCGGCCAACACCTAAGCTAGTATATCCCTGGGAACATTTATAGGATTGCAATACTAGGCCCTCAAAATCAATAAGCCTGGATCTAATTAGATCTCTATTAAATCGCTTATCTTCTTGTATGGCCATGTACATTATTTGCCTACGCCCTGGACACGCTCATAAGATCTAAGGCCACCCAGGCCCAACATTCCCATTAATACTGGCAGCATGGTAGATGTATCTGCTTGCGGTACTTCTATCCCAAATGGATGCAACAATGGACTAATTAAAAAATTGACTGCAAAACCAAGAACACATACCCAGGCCGTTGCTGGCCGCCAGGAAGATTGAAACCAATGGCCTCTGGCATCTTCTTTGTTCAGTTCTACTTGTAATTTGTTAAGAGAAATTATTTCTTTATTAAGCTCATGTTGCAGCTTAATTTTAAGATCTTTATCAGCAATAAATTTATCCAGAATATCGCTAACTGGCTGAATGAGTTTATCAATCATTAAAATTTAAATAAGGCCTCTTACAATGATTGTAAAAAGTGATGCAGCAATAGTTGTAAGGCCGCCAAGCAGCCATACCTTCATGCTGTTCATTGAGGCCTGTAGATCATCTGTTTTCTTGTAGATAGTTTTCCATCTTTCCTCGCACATTTTTTCATGCACTCTTAAATCAGAGTGAACATCATTTGCTGTTTTGCGAGCAGACATTAGAATTTAAAAAACTTAACTATCTTTGCCCAGATTTTTGGCTCAAAGCATTTAATTGAAACTAAAACTGTAATTGTTACAGCACATAAAACCATTAATAGATCCATAATTATTCCTTTTCTGTAATAGGATTTTGTTCTGGGTTATCAACCACCACTTCTTCTTTAGCAGCTGCCATAAAATCATCCAGGCGATATTGTTTGTTCCTGTTTATTTCAGCAAACTTTTGTTCTAGTGCCACTAAATCTTTTGAGATTGGCTCAAGCTCTCTTATAAGTTGCAATTGATATTCAGAACATTCTGATTGCTTCCAAGATCTTGTATTGCCTTCCTCATCGTTAATATTAATAACGATTGGATCTACTACCACTTCTTCTGTTTTTTTACTTTTATCATTCATAATTCTAAATACTCCCTTTTGTTGTTTATAAAATTAAATTATACAGAATTATTTGAAATATATGTATTGTTGTGTTTGCCATATTATCCTTCTAGTGTTTCAATTCTTGATTTTAAATCTTCTATTAATGTTTGTTGTTCTTGCATGGCTTTTACAAGTAGTGGAACTAGCTTTGATTCGTCTATGCTTTGTGGTTTTATATCACCTGTGTTGACTGCAACCATATCTTCTGCTTCTTCTGCTGAATAAACAGCATCTTTGTTGCCTGCTACAGCTTGTGGTACTACGCTTTGCACTTCATGAGCTAAGAAACCATCTACCAGTGTATTATCATCATCATTTATCCAATTAAATCTAGCAGGTTTAAGTTGTTTTAATCTAGTTGTAGCATCCCATGAGTAATCTACATTTTCTTTTAATCTGTAATCTGAAGCAGTAGTATATTGAGTAGCATTGTTATTGGTTGTAATAGCACCAACTGAAGTGCTGATATGATAAAAACCTATAAGTGTTTGTGCGCCATAAGTAGTTGCAGCAGTAGTCCAACAAAACATCGGTACTGCGGAAGTTTTGATTGCCATTCCATGACCACCCGTTTCTAAAGTTACGAATTCAGAACCTGAAACAACTTCACCAGTTGCATTTACCATGTAAATATGTCTATTTTCTTTAATTTCTAAAGCCAATGTGCCTTGTTGATAGAACCTTGTTCTATGACCTAAGAAACTCATGCTTTTATAAGTTCCGCCATTATCACTAATAGCCATCATTCTTGCTTCAGATGAAGCTGTAAGAAAACGCCAATTAATATCACTTGCAACCTGCACTGTAAGTGGAACAGTTGTAGCGGCAACTCCAATTCCAACATTTCCATCTGCACGAATGTTCACAGCTTCTTTAAAAGTTATTGCTGCACCTGCACTTCCTGAAGCTGCAACATTAAATGAGTGAGTACCATTAACCTGTGTGTAATGAGATGCTTCGTCTGTAGATATATAGCTAAGTCCTGCTGATGCATCATCATAAACATTCTGCATTATTCTAAATGACTTGCCTGCTCCTGTTGCTGTCTTTCCTTGAATAACTGCGTTACCACCTAATTGCAATACATTTGCATCACTAGGGTGTCCTGCATTATTGCTAGTCATGCCAAGATGCAGTCCGTCATAAGTAAGGCTTGCTTCACCCTCTAATGTATTTGCTGTGCCACTACCAGTTATGATTCTGTTATTAGAGTTGTTGTTAATAGTTGTTCCGCTAACAGTGGCAAAAGATAATGTTCCAGATCCATTTGTAGATAAAACCTGGCCACTGGATCCATCGCTTACATTAAGGGCCGTTATCCCAACAGAATTATCTGCTAGCAGCTCGCTTGGTATTGTTGTGTTTGCCATATTATCCTTCTAGTGTTTCAATTCTTGATTTTAAATCTTCTATTAATGTTTGTTGTTCTTGCATGGCTTTTACTAATACCGCTGTAATTGCACCATAGTCTAATGATTTATAACCGCTGTTTTCATTTGTATGCACAATTTCTGGGATAACTGTTTCAATTTCCTGTGCAATAAAACCAATGTCATCTATATCATCTAATTTCATTTGGTATTTTCTAGGTTGTAGATTTAATACAGTTAATAAACCATATTCAATATCTGCAACATTTTTTTTAAAGGCTATATCTGAGCCATTAGTCCAAGCACCAGAAGAAGATAAACTGCCCTCGTTACTACCATTCCACCAGTAAAGACCATTTGACCAAGAATAATTATGCCTAGGGCTTGAAACATTTGGAGAGTTCCATGTAATACCTTGATAACTACCACTGTTTAAACCATTTGGCTCTATACATCCACTTGAAGAATTTGAGCCAATGCAAAGTGAACCTCTGCCATTCAATTTCATGTAATTTGTAGAGCTATTACCTCTAGCATTAAAAATTGTGTTTCCTGCTGCCGCACCTGCTGATATAAGCAACATACCATCACCAGCACTAGTATTTTCCATTCTAGTAACCCATGTGCCAGTAACAGCATCTCTTATGTCTAGTTTTGCTTCGGAGGATATTGTAGTTCCTATGCTTACACGACCATTGCTGCTGATCCTCGTGCGTTCTGTTCCGTCTTGATAAAAAATCGTGTTTAAACCTAAAATTCCAATATCACGATATGAACCTGCGGATGTATTTACTGATTGTATTCTTGACTGACTTGTGCCTGCATGGTGCATGAACCTTAATTGATAATCATTAGTTGTTTGTACTTGAAAAGGCACTGTTGGCGTGCAATTAATACCAACCCTTTCTGAGCTATCAATAGTTATGGCGGTAGCATTAGCATTAGAAACTATCCCATCTACACCACCTGCCGAAGTAGCAAAAGATAATGTACCAGATCCATTTGTTGTTAGTACCTGGCCGCTGGATCCATCTGTAACATTAAGTGCTGATATGCCAATTGAATTGTCTGTTATAACGCTTGATGTGATTTTAGTGTTTGCCATTTATGCGTTCTCCAGTGTTGTGATTCTAGCTTCTAGTTCTTGTATTGTTTTTACTAGCAGTGGTACAAGTTTGCTGTGGTCTATTGATTGATAAACATTTTTTGTGTGGTTAGCTTCCCATGTAGTGTCTGTGTCAAACCTTCTAGCAGTTTTTACATCTCCCACTATTGAAGAATTTTCTCCAATATCTCCATTGTCATATTCAGCTTGTGTGTAAAGAACTTCTAATTTGCCTGCTTCCCATTCAGCTTCAGTAACACCTGCTTTTACTACATTGCCCTCTGCATTTAAAACAACATTAGTAACTGCTTCCGTTGCATCTTTAGAACCTTCAGTTGCTTCGGGTACAATACTTGAAACTTCATGTGCCATGAATCCATCTACCAATGTATTTGAATCATCTGAAATCCAGTTAAATCTAGCAGGTTTAAGTTGTTTTAATCTAGTAGTAGCATCCCATGTGTAATCTACATTTTCTTTTAATCTGTAATCTGAAGAAGTGTTGTATGTAGTTGCATTGTTATTACTGTTTTTAATACTACCAATTTGGTTTAATCCACCATTATGAAACGACATTAATGTGTAACCACTTGAATTAGAGCCTGTTAAATAAATACCTACATCACTTCTACCAGTTACGAATAATGCTGCTGCACCACCAGTACCAAACCCATCTGTTCTGTTTATAAGAAACTCACCTGTATTATCAAGTCTCATGTACTCTGTTTGATTACAGCCAAAGGCTAAAGGACCATTGTTCTCTGTAATAATGCTACATTTTGAAACCTCTGCTGCTAAGTTTAGTTTTCCACCACTACCATTGTTCCCTATTAACTGTAGAACCATAGCGCCATTAGCACCTGCCATCATATCTACATACTTGTTTGAGCCATAGTATTGTGGTGTTCTTCCTATACCTACATTTCCATAGTTGGTTACTTGTACTAATCCGCTCAAGGTTGTACCTGCTCCTGCTCCGAACCGCATTAAATCTTGCGCACCTGCTGCAACAATCATGCATCTATTAGAGTGGTTATACTGTAGATAGCCGTCATACAGAGCTGCTCCACTTGCAGAATCTCCAAAAAGTATTGAGCCTACGCCACTATCAACTGAAGCTATGGCTATTTCTCCGTTACCAGTTCCATACTCACCAACTTGTAAACTTCTTTGCGGTGAGCTTGTACCAATTCCCACCTTGCCAGCATTCATAGCTAAAGTATTAACACCGCCTGTGTAAAAACCTAAATAATTATTTTCAAATGACATATAGGTATCGGTATCTCCTGCGTGTCCGATGTCATCTGCAACATATAAATTATTTACGCTAGATATGTTCTGTGAGAATGTAACATTTTCAGAACTATCAATTGTTATAGCAGTAGCATTAGCATTAGATACTATTCCTGCTACACCACCACTAGCATCTTCCCAAGCAACTCCACTACCAGTAGATGTTAATACCTGTCCGTCTGAACCTTGATCTGTTCCAATTTTTAAATTGCCAATAGATGCTATTCCTGCTAAATGAAGATCTTTATACTTATAAGTGCTTGTACCTAAATCAATCGCATTACTTACGCCAGAACCCTCATCTCTACAAGGATAATAAGCTCTACCAGTGCCAGCTGAATGGCCAAATCCTAAGCCAACATCGGCTGATCCTTGGTTAAATCCTATAAAGAAATTAGTTTGTCCATCCTGTGAAAAAGTACCAAGATTCCCAACTGTTGTAACATTCAAAGTTCCTGCAATTGCAATATTGGTATCTAGCTTTGCGCTGGTAACTGTTCCATCGCCAACCACATTGATTGTGGTTTGTGTAAACATAATAACTTCAATGGCAACACTTGCAGCTGGTGCGGCACTAAAAGTTAATACAGTTCCAGATACAGTGTAGGTTGATTTATTTTGATATACCCCATCCAAATGAACCTGTGTATTATTTTCGGACACTGGTGCAATTGATAAAGTAAATGTTGTATCTGATCCATCGCCAGTAAATGAATTTAATATGACATTGCTTCCGCCAATGGCAGATTTAACATGGTGAACAACTATGTTGCGGCCGTTAACTGGTGCTGTATCAAAAGTGATAGTAGTTCCGCTGGCCACAAAATCAGCTTTGTTTTGGTAAACGCCTTCTATAAAAGCCAACAAATTATCTTCGCTAGAAACAGTGCTGCTTAATGTAAATGCGGTTGCAGATCCATCGCCAGTAAAGTTATTGGTTTCCATTGCAGAAGCACCACCGCCACCACCTGCTATGGCACCCCATTCATCGGTGTAACCTTCAAATCCTTCTGTGGTTGTGTTATATCTAAAATAACCTGGTGCTGGGCTTGAAGGTCTTTGGCCTGTTGTTCCAGCTGGCAAATGCACCGCATCTGTATTAGATCCAAGATCCAGAGAAACATCTGGTGATGCTTGGTTAATACCAATTCTTTTGCTGCTTGCATCAACCTTTAATGTATTTGTATCAACAATTAAATTGCCTGCTATTTCTAAGGCAGATATTGTTCCCAGGCTGGTTATGTTTGGCTGTGCTGCTGTGCTTAATGCTCCTGCTAGTTCGCCACTTGATCCATAAATTACAGCCTTGCTATTAACAACTGTGTTGGCCACAGATCCATCTAATAAATTTAGTTCTGTGGCAGTTGAGGTTAATGCTGTGCTGTTTAAAGTAATGCTAGTGGCATTAAGGTTGCCTAATATTAGATTAGCTGCTTGGTAACCTGTTGCACCAGTATTTACAGTTGTTGATGGCTCTGTTTGTGTATCAGTAAAAATTCTAAAAGTATTATCTGTAGATGCATCGTAAAAAATGCCGCCATATTTTGTCGTTGCTGATTCTACATATTTACCATAAAAACCAAAATCAATTGAGTTGCCACTATTGTTATTAGATAGGCCTGTAAAATTATTATCAGTAACAACTGGGCCAGTTTGCGTGGTAGTTCCTGCAACTGTTAGATCTCCAGCAATTGTTAAATCATTGCTTATAGTTACATCGCTTGGCAATCCAATTGTTAATGTATCTGTTGCACTTACTGCTACATCAACTTCGTTTGAAGTACCTGCAACTGTCAAGGTATCACCGCCAGCTATTGTTTGACTGTTAGTGCCATCGCTAAGAGTAAAGCCAGTTGAAATGCTTGTAGTAGATGCTGCTGTAATTCTACCTTTAGAATCAACAACTAAAACTGGTATCGCTGTTGCACTACCATAACTTTGTGCTGTTACTCCAGATGTTGCCAAAGAAACAGCTCCGCTACTAACAGAAAATTCATTTGTAAAAGATGCAATACCTTTGTTTGAGCTTGTAGCTATTTCTGCTGAATATGTAATTGTTTTTGCATTTTCTACAATGTCTAAACCTTCGCCAGCTGCGTATGTAATTGTTTCACCTAAAGAAACAGTGCTTGTATTAGATCCATCGCTAACTGTAATTGCTGAATTAACAAGTTTTGAATTTTCTATAGATCCTGCCAATTGTGAATTGGTAATTGTTCCAGATAATGAAGATGTTGGATAATTGGTAGCATCCGATAAGTTGAATGCAGGAGTAGCATCTGCCGCACCCAGGGCTAGACTAACACCACCAAACGAAACTGTTGTATTAGCAAGTTTGCTGTTTGCGATACTGCCTACCAACATATCATTGGTTACAATTGATGTATCTCCGCTGCTTAATAAATTTCCTGTTGTTGCTGGTAGCGTTAAAGTTTTATTGCCACTAAAAGCATAGTGAGCAGGTGCTTTTATTCTTACATAATGAGCATTGTTAGATTCACAATAGAAATCTATGTATGACTGTGAGCCACCATTCTTAATCTTTATAGCACCCTGGGATATTTGCACACCATTAGTAGAGCCACCACCAATAGATGCTGTAACAGTTGTTAAACCAGTTAAGCTACCTAGTGAAGTTATAGCTGTTTGAGCCGCTTGAGTAACAGTTAATGCAGATCCAGAAACATTACCAGTAACATTACCAGTTATTGCACCTTCTATATTTGCAACCAATGTTCCCAATGAGGCCAAAGTTATATTGCCTGTAGCGGATCCATCTGCTGTTGTAAGGCCCAGGGTAAATTTATCCGCAGACTCATCCCAAATAAATACAGCATTATCTGAAGATCCTCTTTGTATTAACATTCCAGAATCATTAACTGGCGATCCAGTTAAATTGGCATTTAATTCAAAAAGGTTATCTTCTATTTTTAGATTTGTTGTATCTAAATAAGTTAAATCACCATTAACAGTTAAGTTGCCACCAACTGTTAAATCATTTGCAACCGATACATCTGTTGGCAAAGAAACTGTAATAGATGCAGTTTCAGATCCAGATCCAGATACAGCAATTTGATTGGCCGTACCAGCTATAGTGGCTACATAATTTCCTGTGGTTTTTGTTCCCAGGGCAACCGCATTATCATCAATTGTTAAACTTAAAACTACATCGGCAGATCCATTAAAGTTTTGGGCCGCAGCTGTAGCATCACCAGCAATAGAAAATGTCCTGGTTGCTGCTAATGTAGTGGCCGTGGCTGAGTTACCAGAGGTTGATGCAGCTACAACATTTAAATTATCAATAAATGTTTTATCTACCGAGGAATTAATTTTTGTAACTACTCTGGAATCTGTGTAATAAAGATTGCTAGATCCTTCAGATACAGTGTCCGTATTTCCTTGCGTGTAAGTTAAAACACCAGTAGATGAATCATAAGAAAGCTGGGTTGATCCTTCTGATATTGCGGCCCTAGATCTTGCATCTGTGTAATAAAGATTTCCAGACTCAGAGAGCTGCGATGTGTTAAAAGCGGACAAAGAAACAACGCCAGTAAATGTTCCAGCTGCATCGTCATAAGTCCAGGTAAGGCCAGTGCCATTTTGTATAAGTGCTGCAACTCTATCATCTGTTCTTTCGTTGGTAAAAAATAAATTAGTAGATCCTTCTGTTATGTTGTCTGTGGTTTTTTGGGCCAATCTGGCATCCCATCTGGCCTCTGTATAATAGAGGTTAGATCCTTCTGCTAAAGATCCAGTATTTTTTGTGGCCAGCCTTGTATCAAAAGCAGCAAAGCTCCTGGCATCTGTGAAATAAAGATTGCTGCCTTCGCTAAGATCTGAGGTTGAATGATTTGCAATGCTGGATACTTGACCAGTTAAATTAGAAGTTACATTTGCAAATTCAACATTATCAGAAGTTCCAACTGACTGGCCAATAGAAAAGGTTATGTTGTTGCCGCTTAAAGCTGAGGTAACACCAGTTCCACCTAGTAAGCCTAGTGTTTCTGAATCAAGATCTATAGAACCAGAATTAGTACCATCACTTATATCAAGATCCTCAGCTGTTATGGCCGCATCAACATAAGTTTTAATGGCTTTGGCTGAGGCCAGAGTATTATCGGATCCAGAGACTGAGGTTAAATCAGTGTCCAGGACACCAGATTTTAAATTATCAACCTCAACATTAGATAAAGTATTGTTATCAATATCTATGGTTTTATTTGTAAGTGTTTGGGATCCAATTAGAGTTGCAACAGTAGAATCAATATTAAAAGTAACTGTGTTCTCAGCTCCAACAGTTGTTATACCAGTGCCGCCATTTAGTGTAAAAGTTTCGCTATCAAGATCAATTGAAAGCACTCCACCGCTATTTGCTTGAAAATCTAAATCTTGGGCCGTAACTTGGGAATCAATATAAGTTTTTAATGATTGTTGTGTGGCCAAAGCTGTTGCTGAATTACTGGCTAAATTATCTTCATCTAAAATAGATGTAACTGTGGATCCGCTGCTAAAAGATAAGCTGGTTATGCCATTAACAGTACCACCATTAATATCAACTGTATTATTAGCTGTAATACTCCAGGGCAAAGTTATCCAGGCATCATTACCGCTGTTGCGGATTTTCATAGCTGAGGTGTTAGTATCTACCCATAATTCATAGGCAAACATAGTAGCTGGCTCTGTGGCCCCAGAGTTATTGGAAACAATTGCAGAAAGTGCATTGTTTAAATCAGCTCTGAAATTTGCTCCAGATTGATTGATTAAATTGTAATCATGTTGAGCCATTAGCCATCCTTTTGTTGTTTATAAATTTTACTTTTATTAATTGATTTACGCATATATATTTTATTCTGGTTGTGTTGGAAAGTTTACAGATGCAAAATCATCATCATCTGTATATTGTGATGGTAAATCCCTTAATGCTTGCCTATATGTTGTCCATTCTTCTTTCTTTGCATCAATTAATGGACTATCAATTCCAACAGTCCAATCGCAGTCTTTTAATAACAAAGATCTATTATTTCTAATCTTATCTAGTGTGGTTAATGGTGTTTCTGGCCTATATGCTTTCATATTTATTGTTTTGATAATTTAATAATATTTAAGGCAGAAGAAAATCCACCTATATCAACTGGCTCACCCCCAGCTGGGTTATCTTGTTTAACTTGGCCCTGGAAATCTACTGTGTAAGTTGTAGCTGCTGCAAGTGAAATTGTACCCTGCTGAATAATAGGCTGTATTGCAGCACTACCAATTGGAGATAAGTAATCAGCAACTACAGTGCTGCCAACTCTAATTCTTGATTCAAGTTGTGTTAAAGAATGAAAATCACCGCCTACCATGCAAGATGCCTGGATCATGTAAACACCAGCATCCGCTGTAGTGAAGCTAAATGTGTGTATGTTACCAAAATTATCTCCAGACCTTCCATCTGGAAAATTAGAAGTACCAGAAGCACTTGCTGATTTTTGCGATCCAACGGCTCTGGTTCCTATTTGTGTAGTGCTAATTCCATCCGTTTTAATAATCAGTTGTCCGCCACTTGTATCAAGTGTTACGCCATCAATCTGAATTTTATCAGCTGATAGATTGGTGATCCTGGCGTTGTCAATAAATACAGTTCCACCAGTAACAGTAAAAGGAAGAATTCCAGTTCCAGATCCATTGTCAATTGCAAAAGTATCAGCTAAAAAAGCAATGGTGCTAGTTGCACCAGATCCAGTAGAAGCATTAGAGCTTAAAACCATTTGTGCCACAGCACCATTTGCATTTACTTTTAAGGAATAGGCAGCAGAAGCATTGCCATTTATTGTAGCTACTGCTGAAGAATTTGTTGTAACTCCAGCGGTGTTACTACCAGCCACAACTGTTAAAGCCGTTAAGGCCGTTGCCGTAGCTGCCTCAGCTGTAGTAACAGTTACAATATCTTGTACGGCAGTTGCAAGGGTTGTTCCTTGACTGCCAACAGTTGTATTTAACGAGTTATATAAAGTTACAAGCGTTGCATCCCTGGCTTTTTCCCAGGCATTGTTAGCAGAGTTTCTAATATACAGCTGATTGTCATCGTCTGTATCAATCCAAATATCTTGCGGTTGCAATGCTGTATTGTCTGCCCTGGTTGTTGGAGCTGAGGTTGCTCTTTGCAACTGCGATGCATTAGTACCACCAGCTGAAATTGCACTTGTTACATCTGAGGAGAGTTTAGCTATTGTTATTGCATTGCTTTGGATATCTTCGGATCTTACTGGCAAATTTGTAATGCTAAAAGATAAAGTGCCAGCATCGGATTCAGCTTTTACCGAATTTATTGCCGTAACTTCTGCTGTATAAGATCCAGTAGGTAAAAAATCCAAAAAAGCATAATTGGATGTAACGATATTATTGTAAACAGCAACAGATCCGCTTTTTATAATTACCCTATATTCGTTTGTAGGAAAATCTGTGTTTTCTGTCCAGGTTATATATGGCCTGTTGGTAGAGCTTGCAGTTGTATCAACAAAAGATAATCCTGTAGGAGTTACCAAAGCAAAGGCTGAAGGAATATTTGCCTTTGGAGCAACATTAGCGGCCGCTGGCAAAGTATAGGTATACACATCAAAATAAATTATTGCGGTTACGCTTAACAATCCATTTGGCAAAAGATCAATTGTTTCAATTCTGTAAAGCGTTGCATTAAGATCTAGTGGTGCATAAGTAATGTCAATAATATCTCCAACATTACACTTATATAACTCTGGAGTTGCCTGGAAGGTTATTTGTGTTTGGTATCTGCTCCTGGCCAGTACGCCTTTGCCCATGTTAAAAGCCACATAAGGAGAGCTGACAAACTCACAATCAATTTTTATTTCTAATTCTTCACCTCCATCATCTGAAGTAAAATCATTTGAATCTGTAGTTGCTTCATGCAAAACAGTTACAGTATCTGCCTCATAGCCTTTCTGCGAATTAAAATAATTAACTACAACTTTGTTATACCTATTGTCTTTGTTGCCATAATTAATACTTATACCGCCTTCGCTAATTATGTGATTGTCATTTACAGAAAATGTTGAGGATCCAGTATCTTCTATGGCTAATTCATATTGCCCATTAACATAATTAAAAATACCTCGCATTGATCCAAGCAATGCTTGGCTGTTTTCCATCACTGTTTTATTTGCATCAATAACACCATGACACTGAAACCTATTTGTTTTTATTAAAACTGTTCCAGTTTCATCTGTAAATGTGGATCCTAAATTTGCATTTGTAAATATTTTATTTATTTGTGCATCGCCAAAATATTGATCTCTTGATGTTGAGTCGATTTGTATTCCATCGAAAATGGTTCCAGAATTTCCGTCTGTTAAAAATAACTTATCGCCAGCTCTAATTTTTTTCCATATAGATTCTGTTGTTGTCATTAAGTTAGTTCCAGCAATGCCGCTAAAAGTTATCGCTGTAGATGAACCATTAAAATCTGGGGTGTTTACTAAAGTATCGCAAGCTGTAGCAGCTGTTTCAAAGCTAGTAAAATTTAATTGATTAGATCCAAGGCCTTTTCCATATTCAGCATTTGAAATATAGTCCAGGAAACATAAAGCAGGATTGCTTGAATAGGTGTAAGTGCTTGGAGTTCCAAATGTTTGGCTTGAATCCCTGGGATCAAAAACTTTTTTGCCTCTTACAACAACAGTTAATTGCGGCAGTCCTTTAAACATAGCCTTGCTGTCAAATTCAGCACTAAATGCAATGTATGCAATGCCATTAAGTTTATGTGCTGTAGTCCATTTGGTGCCTATGGATGCATTTAACATGGGATCTACTGTCTGGCTTGTTGCCCCATGATGTGCATTAGCTACAAATCTATATCGTTTTGTAGGATCTGTTCCACTTATTCCAGAAGAAGTTTGATTAATGTTGCCAACCTGGTTGGTTGTGTTTAAGCTGCCAGCTCCAGAGCTAATTTTATCTGAGCCTAAATAGTAACCATCTCTGAAAACCTTTGTATCAGTAATTGGAACGCCATTGAGTTCAATTGTTGTTAGATCTATATGATCTACTGGGCCAACACTTAAAGCATAAACACAAAATAGATCTTTAGATCTATTGTCTGCCGTATCTAAAAAAATTAGCTGAGATCCAACACGCCTTGTTCCGTAAATAATGCTTACCTTTCCGCCAGCTGCAACCTTAGTTGCTAGTATGTCCTGGCCTTTACGAAGTAAATCCTGGGCAGTCATAAAATTTTTGATCCCAACAGCAACAGTTAATATTTGAAAAGCTGTAAAAACAGCAGCTGCAACTTTGCTTTTTGCTAAAAAAGTACCAACCCTTATAAAAAAAGCTACAACTGGATTGCTAAGAAAACTACTACCTACGGCCTCTGATACAGCCATTAACTACCCCACCTAATATCATCTTTTGTTTCGGTGGCGTATTCAAAACCTTTATCGCCAGTGCTAAATGATTGCTGTGATTCGTCTGAATAATGACGGCCTTTTGTAAGGCTCCAATTTGCCCAATGATTGGCAACAATAATATTTATATCTGTATTATCGCCAGTTTCACTTATGGCCACAGATCTTATGTTGCCTGTAAAAAAATTTATAGCACCAACAAGACTCTCATTAACATCTAAAAAACCAAGATCTACAGTTACTTTTTTATCTACATAATTTCCATTAGATACTAAAGATCTAATTTCATTAGTAATATTGCTGCAAGTTACTGAAATCTCATCTACCTTTAATTCACCAGTTTCTTGAGTTTGATTAATTTGCAAAAAAGATCCACCAGCCGAATAACTGTTGCCGTTAAAAACTAAATCAGTGTAAAAATCTGTGGCCCTAACAGTTGTTGATAATGCAAATTCAACCAGGTAACAAATGCTAGTTTGTTGGGCTGATATTTGGGCCTGTAAAGCAGCACTTAATGTTCTTGGCATTAAGCTATAACCTCACGAACATCAAACGAAATTGAATAGAATCCAGATGGATCTGTTGAATACATTAGTTCGCCAGTAGATAGATAAACTGTAATGGCTGGCTTATTCATAGTTACAA